TACATCATAACAGTTGAGATTGTATTTGTTTTGGCTGTGATTATTATAAAGGATATATGTAATGTCTGATTTAGAACTTGGTTTTATGATTACCTTAACTTTTATGCTCGGCTTATTGGTTGGCTTTGCATTTGGTGAGGACTCAGAAAGCGCAGAAAGAAAAGTAGAAGTAATCGAATTAAGTATTGAATTAACAACGCTTGAAATTAAAAAGCTAAAAGGGGTTTGTAATGGATAACATGACAGATTTTGTAAAGAACGCGGGTAAGTCAAACCAGCCAGCGATTGAGATAACGCGCAGTCGTTCGGGTGATTGGAAGTTTGATTTATTAGATGTGATTGATTTTGGTTTGAGAGTTTTAGCGGGTATTTTGTTTTGTTTATTTGCATGGTGGTTAGCATGAGAGAATTAAAGTTTCGCGGTATTTGTTTAGCTTCTGGCAATATGGTTTTTGGTGGTGGCATTGATACACAAAGAGATACGCCAAGAATATTCAATCAGGGTGTTGTTTTGATGCTAAAACAGTGTGTCAGTTTACAGGGTTAATCGACAAGAACGGCGTTGATATTTATGAATCAGATGTTATTTCTGCAACCTACCGTGGCGTTAGCTTAGTTAGTAGATATCCTTCAAAACAAGTTAAATGGGATGCTGAAAAATGTGGATTTAATATATCAAGAGGTACTGAATGCGAAGTCATAGGTAATATTCATCAGGATAGGGAGTTATTAAAATGATCAATGTAAAAATAACCTCATTAAATGAAATACTAATGACTCCTGCGATAAAGTACAACAAAACTAAATTAGCCAAGTTTCTAAAGATAGACAGGGGAATAATAAACTCATATCTTGATGACATTAACTGTGAAAGGCATTCTATTATTTGTAGAGATGGCAAGTATATTTTTATGAGTACCACCCGTAAGAGGACAGCATAGTGATTGATTATAACGATGCAGACGCGGCAATAAAATACCTAGTATCAACTGATGACGAACTAGGTAGAGCCAAGACTCTTTATGATGGGCTGTATGACCAAAGGAAAACCATTCAAGCAATACAGTTTTTAAAGGCTGCTGGTAGCGCGGCAGAAAGAACACAACGAGCTTTAGCTAGTGAAGAGTATCAAGAGCATATGGAGTTAATTAAAGATGCTCAAATTGATTTTGAGATACTTAGAAATAAAAGACAGTCGCAAGCATGTGTTATTGATATGTGGAGATCGGTAAATTCCAACCAGAGAAAAGGGAATATATAATGAAAATTTCAAACTCATCAGGCAAAGTCAAGAAGTGTATCAGGTGCCGTAAAAATATATATTCATTTGAAAAGCGTAAAGAGGGCCGTAATGGTCGTGTTGAACACTTAAAAGGACAATGTAATGATTGAATTTATTAAAAACCTATTCAGGCAAAAAGCACTAAAGCAGGTTTGGTTATTATCACTAAGAAAAAAGGTTACTGTTTATCATGGCCTTGGTGGGTTTGTATACGAATACAAGACGGTTATTGAGTCTGATTATTATAGTAATTCAAACATAGGTGAAAGGCTTGAAGGGCTATGGGAGATTATAGACAGGGATAAATGTGTAATTATAAAGGATCAATGTAATGAACAAACATAATGTATGGACTACATATCAAGCCGGCTGCCTTAAAAGGTTATCAAGGAATTTTAAAAAGACAGCTAACGAATTAATTGAATACAGCGGTGGGTTAGATGATACCGACACAGAAGTATTCGCAAAGGATATAATAGGAAACGCTGGGCTGCTTGATTACCTCGCGGATTGCTTAGAGCGCTATGAAAGTAAAGAGGATGATTCGGATGGGTAAACAAACTAAAATAACTAAGTCGGCAAGGGATGAAGATTGTACTTTATTGCTTGGTAACTGCTCGGGTAATGAAACCGTTGTGTTATGTCACATTGGCAAAAATAGAGGGATGTCCATTAAGTGTGGTGATCACTTTGCTGTATATGCCTGTTCAAATTGCCATGATGTTATAGACGGTAGAGCACCAGCTTTGTATGGTTATGAGATGGTTGACAATGCCAAGCTATACGCACTAGAAAGAACTCAGCAGAAATTAATTGATAAGGGTTTGTTGGTGATTGCATGAGAATAGATATCAAACCTCTATCTGTAAATCAAGCGTGGAAAGGTCGTCGGTTCAAGACTAAAGCCTATGATAAATATATTCGTGATGTTATGTATCTATTAAAGCCGCTTAAAGTGTCAAAGGATAAGCTAGAACTTGAAATAACCTTCGGGCTATCCAATCGTGCGGCTGATATTGATAACCCGTTAAAATGCTTTATAGACGTTTTACAGAAGAAGTATGATTTTGACGATAAAATGATTTATAGGCTTATAGTTAATAAAGTCATTACTAAAAAAGGTAGTGAGTTTATTGAGTTTAAATTAAAGGAATTATTATGAATCAGTTAATGAAATTATTTGATGTTGCGCCTATGGATTGGCAAGGCGCTTTTGTTATAGCTTACATAGTAATAGTAGGTTTAATTTTAATGTTTAATCACAATGCGAAAAGCCCCGATTAGAGGGCTTTGTTTTTAGCCTATTCTTTTAGCTACTATATCCAAAGAGCCAGTTATTGCGGCAGAACATGTAGCTGTAACAGTTGTCCCGTTAACTACCGCCTCAACTCCAGGGTTAACCCCAGCAACTCCCGTATTCCTAGCACTAACCTGAATAAAGTTAGGGGTAAAAAGTAACGAGTCAGAGAAGTCATAAACTGATGTTGTGTTGTTGTTTAAAAACTGATTAGCTTCAACTTCTAACTCCCTTAATGTAACGTTACCGTTTCTAGAATTGTCTTTTATCCTAGTCCCATTAACGACAGCGCCAGAGAAATTAACTCCTGCGCCTGTCTCATCTAATTCAATAGCGTTGAATAGCTCCCCGTTAGACCTGAAATCGTTCCCTGTTATTTGAAGCCCTGATATTGTTTGGCTCGCTACAGAAGGAGCTAGTTCTATGAAGTTATCAGATGGCCTTGATACTGGACTATTTAAAAATTTATTCCCTTTTATTTGTAATCCAGTACCGTTTAATGCCTTTATTTTACAACCGTCAAAGTAGTTATTTATCAAGGTAAGGCCAACACTTGAATCCTGAAACATTTCCACGCCTATTTCCATGTCTATACCTGTTGCCATGTGAACGCCTTCAATGGAGCAGTATTGAGATTTCTCACCCCTAGCAAATATAAAAGCTTCGGCGCACCCACCAACAAATGCAGGTTTAAATTCACAATCATAAGCCTGAACATCAAAACAAGTGCCGCTGTTATCAAGCGCTGCTTGGTTATCTTGGAAAGTATTCTTTTCATACTTACCGCCGATAACGTATAGCTCATGTGAACTGTTGCCGCCAATAGGGTTTATGCCGATCGAGTTGTAAGCATAGCCATGACAATTTAACATGTGAACATCTAAAAACTTATCTAGTTGCACTAAGTTAGCTCGGCGCTTACCGTGAAATAATATGTTGGACATCATAAACTTGTGAAGGTCAAAATCACCAGTTCCCGAACCCGTCACTATAAGGAAATCATCCATAGTGTAATCATCAGTGCATGTAATGCAGCCATTAACTAATCCAAAACCAGAGGATACAGGCAACACAAGTGGCCTATCTAGCGTTAGCGTTCTGCCGTTCAAATCTAGCATGTTATAACCGGCAAATGGTATGTCGTCTAACATTCTTAAATCTGCTTGCCCTGCAACTTCTTGCTGTTCAGCTACGGCTTTCATAGCTTTATCTAAAAACAACCAATCGTCTGATGGGTTAGGTATTAAAAAGCCAATTGACTTCATTTTGTCAGCTTGGCCTATTTCGTTTTCTCTTAGTTTTATTTGCCAATTTTGGGAGTTACTATCAAACACATTGAAAATAGTGCCGCTTACTGGGAACGTACCAATGGGTGACACATCCCAAGACGAATCACTTTCTGTTATGTGTAATGCTTTACCCGTAGGAAAGGCTATAGTGCTATTTATTGCATCATTGAGCGTTGGGAATATATAAGCTTGTGATAGGTCGTTGATTATGCCTGTATCTATCTTTCCCCATCCGTTATCGTCAAATAAATAACCGCCGGTTCCAGAATCACCAAAAGGCAAAGGATACCACTGTATGCCGTTGTAATCTGAAACTTGACCGACAACTAAAGCCCATTGATTGCCGTTAAAATCATTCAACAAGTTATCAACTAGTTGTGTTGGTGTTTGGCTAGGGGTTTGGCCTGTTACGCCTAAAAATCGCCATTGTGCACCGCCTCCGTCACCTTCAACGGTAAAGCCAAGCGTTTCAACGATATCGTTAATTGTTGGTGTTTTACTGAATGTGTCAATCATGTTCTGAGTAGTAGAAAAGAACTGTAAATCAGCATCATTAAAGTTAGGAGTGTCATTATCGCCAACATTGTCACGTTCCCAAATCTGAACGCTGTTAGCATCTTCTAAAACCTGTTTAGCAGTACCCGTAAAAAACACATTAGGCAATCTCCCCTCGCTATCTAAAACAACAGGATGAGTGTTAGGTATTGTTTCTTGTTGGTCTGAGTATGTTACTTTTGGAGTACTTGATTCTGTCTCAAAGTAAAACATTAAGCCGCCAACTAATATTTTATTTTTAGCAGTAAAATACTGTGGTACTGGATTTGATGAACGTGGCATTAAAACCATCTCCCTATTGCAATTGCGTTTATGGTTGCTGCTGTGGGTTTTACCCCTGATGTATCGTAAACAATAATATTTGTTGTAGTTGTGTTTGTTGCGTAAGATTCAGACATCAAACCCGCACCAAATGGACTGCCAGAGTTTGCAGATATAGATGGCGTTATTGTTGGGTCACTTGTTACAAAAGCATGGGGATACGTCCAAGTTTGACCGCCAGAAGCAATAGTAAAATACTTGATATTACACGTTAATGTACCATCGGCGTATTTAATAAAATCCCCGTTACCATTACTTCCAACCTCTAATATTGCACCTGTTGGAACTCCTAATGATTCAGTAACAGTTCCAATAATGTCATCCCTAGCATAAACTGTACTTGCTGCTCTTTTTAATAAAACTGAATCAAGATCATTTGCTGTGACAGTATTTAAAGCAGACAAGCCTGTAACTTCTAAGTTATCAAGAGTTAAGCTACCACCTATAGAGGACTTCCAATTAGTGCCATCATCAACACTAGGGTCGTTGCCTTGGTTCGGGCTATTAACAGACTTCCACATATTACCGTTAGAAGTTTGAACAACCAACCCTAAAGGGTAGTCGACGTTAGTATTATATACTTCAATAAATCTAATCTCAGCCCAAAAAGTTAAGGAGGCATCAGGCTGATTATTTTGATTTGAGTTTTGCAGTGATATAAAGAATAAGCCGTTAAACTTAACAATGTCACCGGCATCATAAGAGATATTTAAATTATAAGAGTTAAAGTCGCTAATCTGCTCAACAGAGCCTACATTGTCACGCTCCCATATTTGAACGTCATTTAAATCTTTAAGCACCTGTTTAGCGGTACCCGTAAAGAATACGTTAGGCAGTCTACCAGCCGCATCTAATATAACAGGATTAGGATTAGCGATAGTTTCAGCTTCATCTGAATAAGTAGTTTTAGGGGTGCTTCCCCCTGCGTTAAAATAGAATACTTTGCCACCTGATAAGATTTTATTATCATCGTCGAAATATTGAGGTACTGGATTTGCTGATCTTGGCATTAGTCATTACCTTTTAAAAGTGCTTTAATTGCTTTTAGTTGATTCTTCTCGTTGATGCCTCTTATCCTTTTAGCTCCGGCTTTTGCTCCAACTGCTAACGCGCCTGGTATCGACATTGTAGAAATATCAATAGCAACATCACTACCAGCCTTTCCGACTTCACCTCTTAATGATGTTCTAGCGCCTGAGCCAAAAACAGCGTCAAGTTCATCAGAGAATATTGATAAGTTTAATATGTCATCATCAAATGATCCTCCGTATTTTTTAGCGGTATCTTCTAAGTTTTTAATTGCTGTTAACAGGTTAGCCCTGCCTTTAGTGTTATTAGTTTGTGATCTTAATAATACACCTGCCGCCTTATCTGCATTAGGACCAGAGAAATCTAACTTTCTACCAGCAACGTCTTGCAGCTCATCTAGTGCGGTTATTGTATCCGAAAACCTTTTATTAGCTTCTTTGTATTTAGGGAATTCTGAACTAATACTTTCGTTAACACCTTTCCGTAAGCTTTTAGCTACTGCCTCAGTTTTACCGCCAAGCCCTTCGGCAGTCTTTCCAAAGCTAACATTTTCATCAATGAACTTTTTAAACTGGTGAGCCTCTAAAGCGTCTGGATTAGGCTTTCTTTTTATTCGTAAAGAAATCTTATTGATTAGGCTTTCTGCCGGTGCTACACCTTCAATCTGTGAACCCTCAAAGTTTGGCTTTCCGTTTTTATCGAATGTAACCCCTAGTTCATCCATATCATTAAAAAACTTATTGATAGGCTCTTTAACGTCTACTTCCTTGCCTTTTAATCCCTTTGCAACTCTATTTAATTGCTGACCTGCTTGTTTATTATTACCTTTAACGAAATCAATCTTTTTAACCAAAGCATCACCGGCAACATCAGCAGTTCTAACTAAAGCTTTAGCCCTTGCATCACCTTTGCCGCTTTCAACAATAGAAACCATTCTAGCCATCTTGCGCCTATCAGTAGGGCTAGCATTAGCTATTAATGTTGTAACTGAATCGTCAAACCCTTGCTTTCTGGCTTCTTTAACCATGCCAAAAATTCTAGGTTCAAATCTTTCACCGTCTAGCTTTTTAGTAAAGCTCTTTTTGATACTTTCCGATCCTGCCTCGCTAATAGCCGCTAATCCTTTGTTTTTGCTTTCAGGTAATTTAAATGCAGGAGTTGCTATTTTAGGAATTACACCGCCAGTTAAACCTGTAGGGGGCAAAGCGCCTAGAGTCTTGCCGATATCACCAACAAATTCTTGACCTGCTTCTGTGCGTGGTTCAAAGGTAAACTGTCCAGCCCTTTCTTGTGCTAATTGTCTAGCCTCATCTTGTGTTATGTCACCGGCTAAGTTTCTAGCTATACCCTCTATTGATCCACCAAGAAAACCAAGAGCGCCACCAGTAGCACCGGTTGCAGTTGTCAATGCTGCCTCACCTAATCCTGTTAATGTTTCGCCCAGTGTTCTTTCTGGTTGCGGTGCTTGCGTAAATGCTTGAGCGCTACCACCTTGAGGTACATCAGGGTTGTTAGCAGAAACAGGGGTAGCTTGAGCTTGCATCGTTATTAATCCACGATTAACAGCTTCGTCAAACTTGGCCCTAGTAGCAGGATCAAAGTTATCTTGTAATCCTCTGTTGGCAATCTCTTGCCATTTCTCTTGAGTGGTAGCCATTATTTAAATAGATCCTCATCAGATAATTGACCGATATCTACATCACCGCCAGTAGGTGTAAATATAAAATTACTTAAATTTCCGTCTCTAGTTGATTCTATAAGTTGATCAAGCTCTGAATCTTGAGCGTTTTGATCGTTAATGAAATCACTCAGCAATTGAATGTTAACTTTTTCATCTCGACCAACACCAAACATAGCTTGCTTCATTCCTTGAACATCTGCATCAGTGGGTCTAGTCTCACCAGAAGCTTTTAATTGCTGTCTAGCTGCGACCTCTGCGAATGCGTTGAACTCTTCATCAAATTGACCTTGACTAGTAAAAACACCAGGTATAAATGATGCTGCTTTACGACCTGCACCAGAGAAAGCTTCACCGTTTTCTAATGCCATCTTAAACTTAATAGCCTTTTTCCTTGCTGCACTTCGACCATTTGATGAGGTAGAAAGCATACCTAATCGCCTAATGTTTCCGCTTTGAATTTCTGTTTGCTGCTTGGTTAAAATACCCTCTTTTGCTTGAGCGCTTTTAATTGTTTGGTCTAATTTTTTTAACTCTATTTTACGGTTGTGAGCTTGGTCCCTTGATATTGCAACGGCATCTTTAGCAGCATCACCAGTTAATACTTCGCCAGATGGCGATATAACCTGAACCCTGCCACCTCTACCGCTTTGTATTACTGTTCCATCATCAAGTATTTTTGCTGATTGAACATCAATAGATCCCAGGCCTTCACCTTTAAGAAATCCTGAATCAATACCGGCATCTTCTGCGCGTTTTAATCCTGTGATAATTCCTTGTATATCACCAGACACAAACTTATCAAGGATCATCTTTGTGCCTTGAGTATCACCGTTTAGCTTTTCAATGTCATTTAATCGACCTGAGAATAAATCAAGAAAACCCTGATTATCTCCTTGCTCTAAAAGCTTTCGCCCTTCTCTCATATCTTGAAAGTATGCTGTTTTTCTATCTTCTGAAAGCTCGGTAAAAGTCTGAGTTGCAACTCTTGCCGCTGATGGATCTAAAAGGCTTAACTCTTGAAAGTCCAAACTTGTAGAGGGATTAAAGCCCCCTTTCTGTATTTGCTGACCAACTTGGCCGCGCAATGCGTTGACTTGATTCTGTTGTTGCTGTTGCTGTATTTGACCTGCTAACTGCACGCCTTGACCAAATGATGCTGCTGGATTAAATGCCATTATTAATTCCTTATCTTGGTACTGTTGCTGCTGGTAATGAGTTTACAGGCTGTGCAATAGCTGCCGGTGGTGGCGTTTGATTACCTGCAAAAATACCAGCCGCGCTAGTTAAATTACCAAGCAATTGCTGCGTGTTTGCACCTTGTGCTAATGCGTTTTGAGACTGTAAGTTACCAAGTGATAACGCGTTGTTTGATAATTGTGTGCCTGTGCCTGTAGATATATTAGCAAGTATCTGCGCTAGTTGTGTTTGCTGTTGTGCCGTGAACTGACCAGCACCACTAAGTATACCCGCTAGATTACCTGCACCTCCACCTATTATATCAGATAAGCCTGCGCCTTGTTGACTAGCTAAGTTGGCAAGTGCTGATGTACTTTGGCCAACCTGTGAGGCTATGTCTCTGCCTGCTTGCGATCTAAATCCTGCTAAGTTTTGACCAGTACCAGTAAATAAGTTAGCTGCATTTGCACCGGTTTGTTGGTTCATTTGTGCTTGTTGGCCTAATAAATTACCAATCTGACCTTGAGCCTGTAACCCTTGTCCTGATACTTGGCCTAAACGGTTAAACTGATTGCCAAAATCTTGTTGTGCCAATCCAGTGCCAAATCTTGCTAATTCTCTGCGAACATCGCCGCCACCTAACCCACCTAATGCAGCAGATTGATTAATTATACTTTGCTCGCCTTGCTCTCTTAGAAACTGTTGTCCAGGAGATGCGTTAAAGTTTGAAAAAGCTTGTTGTTGAGCATCAGCACCAGAAGCACCAGAAAGTGCCGCTTGTTGGTTGAATGCTTGAGCGCCAGGTTGTGCAAATTGGTTAAGACCAGTTACACCTTGACCTATGTTTTGAGCAGCACCAGCCGATCCTTGCCTAAGGGCATCTATGCCACCCCTAAAGCCTGTTGTAAGCGCATTTTCAGCACCAGCAAGCCCAAACTGGGGAGTTGGAGCAATACCAGTTTGCGCTAAAGCCTGTTGTGGTACTCTATTAACGCCAGCCTGTGGCCCTTGAAAATTCTGCAATTGATTTATGTTTGCCATGTTTACCTCTAATTAAATTTATTGTGATAGTTTTGTAATTCTACCGTCCAAAATTACCGGTAAATCTGCCGCTAGTGTTACCGCCAACTGTAACCCCAGCCAAAGGGTTGCTTATTCCAACTAAAGGGTTACTTGGTCCAGCAAAAGCAAATGATTCTGGCTGTTGCTGCTGCTCTAGTGGGTTTGTAAACTCTGGTAACTGTTGGTTAAAAAAACCTAAGTCAGTTTGTATGTTGGTTGGTTGCAAAGCGCTTAAATCAACATTACCGCCTAGTATTGCATTTTGTATTTGTGGCAGTCCTGCTAGTATTTGCTGTTGAGCGCCAACATTACCTTGTTGAAAAGCATTGACCTGTTGAGGTAAAGACTGTCCAAATACATCAAGCGCGCCTTGAAAGCCTAGCCCTGCATTTTGTTGCGCACCTGCAAATAACGTTTTAGATTCTGCTCTTGCTTCATTAGCAGCATCCCTTGTTATTTGTGCAGCTTTATCGCCAGCCTTGCCACTAGCCTTAATTGCCTTGTCTCCGGCTTTCTTTGAAGCAATTGATCCTATAACTGCTGATGCAACCACCGCCGTAGCTATTCCTGACATAAATCCCCCTTAATAAATCTGTCTATAATTACATTTCTATAATTAACCGTTATTTCTTCGTTTACTTCTATATCTTTTATTGCGACTAAATCCATACCGTTATGATTAAAAATCATTTTTGCATTAGGCTGTAGTGCATGATTAGTGTATCTGCCTGCTGGTGTTCTTTTATTTCCAATCCTAGACGGACAAATAAAATCACCATTAATTATTTTTTTGCTTGAATAAATTCCTTTACCCTCTAGCTTTGAATCATTCAAGTAAATATGCTCATAACCAATAGGCATTTTAATTTGATCTAAATCATTTTCTACCACCGACCTAATATCTTTTTCAGTGGTATTCATACTATTAACCATTGATTCATAATCAGCACGATTGATAACTGTATTAAATAGCTCTAATTCTTCAAAAGAATCTGCTGTTATAAAGTCCTGTATACTATCGCCATCTTTACCACTAAACGGATGAAAGGTGATCCATGTGGTATCTTCATGCGCGTAACCTGCTCGTTTTTTACCTGACATACCCTTAAAGCAGTTGTAGCCAGTAAATCTCTTTGTTTCGCCAGAGTCAGTTGATACTGTTATGTCACCGCTAATCATTACATCAAAGTGATCAAACTTATAAATCTGACCGGTTATTATCGTATCTTTTGGTATGGTAATCTCTCTGCCATACATGCCACCGTGAATATGATGTTTAACAGGTATTTCTAACTGAGGTTGTTTTTTAGCTACTTCCTCATACCTAAGTAAACTTTCTCTATTTAGAGTTTTGCTACCTACGCATATATCATCTATAACCTTTAAAGCTAAATTCATATTAAAATCCACCCGAACCGCCTATCACCTGCGCCGTTGTCAATATCACGTTTTATATATTTAATGTTGCCTGCCGTTCCTGTTGTATCCATATATTCAGCCGTTATATCAGCATCAATAATACCTTCGGGCGATCCGACACCGGTTGTTATTAATTGAATATCAACACTGTTTGACCATGTTCTAAATTCTTGTGTTGCAATGCCTGACTCATCAACAAGCGGCCTTGTATTGGTTAATCTATTTGCCAATTAAATACCCTCTAATTTGCGCCTCTAATTTAATTATTACCGGCTTAACTGGGTCTGACATAACAAACTTAAATACAACCAATCTTGGCACTCTGCCGACACTTTTACGCCAAATACAACGTTGATTAAATCGGCCAATCTCACCTAGTGATCGAGGTATTTCATTATTAAAAGTCTTGCCATCCTTTGAGACGGACAACCTTACAACGGGGTTTATAGTGGTGAAATCACCAACACCAGACTCAACCGTTAACTCTAATTGTGAAACAGTTAATACATTGCCTTGGTCTGCAAATGGCTGAGTGGTAACCGTTCTTATAATGTTATTGCCGTACTCTGTATAAATATCCGGCTCAACTATGCCTAGTCTGCCGTCTTGAGAATCACCAACAATTACGCGGTTATACGCTGTAACCATTGAGTTAACACGCCATCTATCAGTAATTGGAGCGCCTTTAGTTGTGGTTATCTGTGAATTTCTCTCATTCCATAAACCGCTAACAGTGTTGTATTCAAATGTACTCTTGCCGATGTTAAAGCCAATGAATGAAGCACCGTTTTGTGCGTATGAATAAGCAAATGAATTCGCTATTTCTTCATTAGTAAAATCTTGTAATTCTGAATCTATGGCAGTAGTTGAAACCTTTTGAACTGTTGAACCACTAAACGCCCATACAGCAGGGGATTCATTAATACCACCACCAATAAACATAAACGTATCACTAACACCTATTAAGCTAAACGGGGCAAATACACCTTTGTTTATAATGAAACCGTTAATTCTTTGAAAGCTTAAACCTGTTGCTCCAGTGCCTTCAAATACTTCAATAGTTTCAGAGCCAGCAAGAAATAATTGGTTCTTAAATACTATCGGGGCCACTATTGGGTCGGGGTCTGCCTCTGCTGTTCCCCGATCCAAAGCATTCCAACTTAAACCGTCATTTGAAGCACTACGAATAAACTTCTTGGTATCAGTAGTAACGATAAAGAAAGAGTTTATAAACACAACATGTTGAGGATTACCGTTAGCATCAAAATCTGTATCAGTTATCTCTTGAAATACCGGTAAAGCATCTTCATTAATTATGTAACCTTTACCGCCTGGTACTAAAATCATTAACTGAGTACCGTTATCAGACATTGAAACGCGATCAGTTCCCTCAATAATTCCTAGATTAACAAGTGTTACTGTCTCAGTGCCATCAATAGCAACCGATCTATCTACTCTGTAAACTGCATTTCCATTAACAAAATATGGGATGCCTGCCTTGACATGTGATCCCCTATTAACTTGGCTTAATGTTCCAGTAGTGGCGAATTCAACAATACCAGGACAACCCAATAAAGTGCCGCTAGATAATGCGCCTTGTGTTTGTGGTATGTTCGGATACCAGTTAACACACTGTTGATTGCTAATGGGTAAAGACTCAGACTTATAAGCCCCACCCGCTATCGGTAGCTCTATGCGACTCATGGACAACCACGCCCGATATTAAAATCAATATTCTGAGGCTTAGCTCTACCTGTTGAAGTTGTTACGTCAACACAAACTTTACCATAACCAAACTGTACACCCTCTGCTGAGAATGTAATAAAGCCATCTAATTCCGCACTAGATATAATAGTTAACTTGTCATTAGCGGTTACTGTAAACGCTGTTATTGTCGCGCCTTCTAGCAAGTAATGAGTAAAATCAACGGTAAACGAATCTATTTCGCCAACATCTAAAGTTTCAGCATCAGCCGGAATAAGCACGGTATTATAGAAGTGATCGTCTGTTCCACCTGTAAACCAATCTTCATTACCTGAACCGATTGGCATAGTGGATGGCATTTTAGTAGGTTTATAAACTAAGGATAATTTACGCAATGACTTCATAGCCTCGCGTTTATTTGCTCTTAAATCACCACTGGGTTCGATATCATATTGTGGTGCAAGCTTTAACGCTAAACTAAAGATAACGCCTTCAATAGCGCCCTCATCAATAGTGATAGCATCACTAGGATTAACCACATCAACAAAGCCTAAGCCGTTATAAGGAATAGTTGCCATCATTCTATTTAAGTAGCGTATACCTGATTGAAACTCATTAGCTTCTATTGGTTGCTCGGATGCTTGAACAAGTAACTCTTGTAACGCATCTTTGATTACGCTCTGTGCTGTTTCGTGCATTAGTCAGCCTTTTTAGATGGTTTTTTAACTGCCTTTTTAGATGGGTCCTTCTTGGTCCAACCTAAATCTAAAGCAGCCTTTAATGAATGATCATTAACTTCTACTTTACTACCGTCTGGCCTGTATAATTTATTCATGTTGCACCTCGTTAATAACCTTGATGATAGCCACTCAATGAATGGCTATTACAATATTACTTACCAGTATTTTGATTCAGCCTCTAATCTAGCAGAGATGGCATCTTCTTTCTTTAAGAATGTGCCTAGGCTAATTGATTTATCATTTACCATAATTCTAGCCCTCCACTTATTCGAGTCCTTTCTAAAATTAACGCCAGAGCTTCCACTTTTATTATCTTTGTGTCTATTCTGGTTTTTGCCATTTACACTATGACTTACACTTCTGATGTTTTCCCATTTATTGTTCAGTCCGTTGCCGTCTATATGGTCTATTTCTTTTGGTTGCTCCTTGGTCATTAAAACCCAAGCAACCCTATGGACATAATAAAACCCAGTTTTAAACTTAAACCTGTAATACACCTTTTTTGAGGTTTTTGCCCCGCAAACATGCTTACATCCAACAATAGAGCCTACTACGTACTGGTTAACCTTTATCTTTCTTCTTATCTCGCCTGTTTTGATATCATACGAAAAAAAGGAGTTGAAAGAATCGAAATCTATATGTTTAGCCATAAATACCTACCTTTGATTAAAGCTAAATAATAGCAAATAACCAAAGATAGGGCAACGTTAACGTCTACGGATTCCCAAATCCTTGACCAGCAAAGAACGGATTCATTACGCCATATGCAGGACGGAAATCAATTCTTACTAAGTTTTGGTTTTCAAGGAAATTTGTTCCTTTACTTACTCGTAACTGTAAGCCGTCAGCAGTAGTGGCAACAGTATCGGTACTATGCAACTTCTTAATCGGAACAGAAGCAACAGTAAACGCTTGCTTATGCCAGAATAAGTTAGGCTGAATAATCGTACTAGCAGCGCCGCCTAGAGTGATAATATCACCTGCTTCAATAGCTGTATCAACAGTATTATATTGACCATCAGGCTCATTGATTGCTGGACCAGTGACCGTTAAGTTACCAGCACCACCGGCACTAAGCACAACGTCTGCTACAACTGTTGCAGTCCATACAACTTGTGAACCAGTATCATCAATAACTGGTAAACGAGTCGATAGGTTTAGACGGTTACGGCCTGTGATAGTAATAGTTTCACCGGCTTTAACTTCTAAGTTAGCTTGGAACGCTGTTACACCGATAACCTGAGTCATAGTGTCTTTAGCTGCTAAATAAGTAGCAACCGGAACACCGACAACAGTACCGTCACGAGTTGAACCAATGCCAGTTTGGTAGTTAGCCAAAGTGGTAGCGGTCATTACTTTCATACCAGCAAAGTTTTCGCTAATGGTTGCAGTTTGGTTAGCTGTCATTGAACCAGTTTCGCCGCCTAGACTACGTTGATCGCCCGACAGTTTACGCTGTGCAAATGGGTTAACCGCATAATTCCACATGCCATCTTTAGGAATACCAGTGGCTTGCATGATTGCGCCTGCTTCTGCTACATCACCCCAAGCGTCACCGCCTGCACCGATTGCTGAACCAACAGTACCAGCAAGTAATGCTGTATTAGCCATCATAAACGCTGCATAGTCAGTTTCAAAATCAGTAACAATACGGGTCGCCATTGGAGCGAGCAATTCATCAAGCTGATCCATTTTAATGGCTTCGTCTGCTTCGTCATAATCAACGAAAGAGGTGAAGTAATCTTGAACAACTGCCGATGCTTTACCGGTAATAATTGAAGATTTAGTTTCACTAGCCACGTTACCATCAGGAGTACGAACCGTTCTAAAATCAGTCGGACGTTTTACGTCAATCGTATCACCGGTAGAGCCGTTAAACTTACCTGCGAATAACTGAGTATCCACGTTTTTAGTTAAGACACGTTCAGATTCGAACTTGTCCAAGAATGAACGCATTAGTTTGCGCGAGAAATTACTGTCAAAATTGTTAGCCATGAGTGGCTCCTTTATTATTCAAATTTAGCCCCTTTGATGTTTTTATATCCATCATTGGGAATTACACTATTACCTTGCAGTGTTTCCACTGGGTCGGGCGTGTTGCTTGTTTTCGGTTTTAACGCTGCTGCACTCTTTTTAATTGCATCTAATTTACTACCAATTGCATAAGGACTCATATTAACAAGCTCTGATGCTTCCATTGGGTTTGCTGCTAAATGTTTAGTAATTAATGGGCCATCTGGGTCTGATACAATATGCTTGATCAAATCATCAGATAATCCATAAGTACCAACAGTATTAGCCGCTACTTGTAATTCTTCTGCATTAATGCCTAATTCATTAGCTCGATTACTATAATCAGTAAGCTTCTTGTTGAATTCGACCTGTTGTGCTGCTTGCGTTGCTTGTTGTTGACTCTGTTGCTGCTGTAAATAAGCCTGGTTGTTAGCGTCATAAGTCGCCTTATCCTGTATAGCTTTTACATAAGCCTGCTGTTTTTCTTGATAATCATCATCAAATTGGTCTGGAGCTTCTGGAATATTACCGGCTGCTTTAGCTTGCCGTTCACGTTCTTTAGCTTCAAACTCTGCAACTTTAACGTTTGCCGCATCACGTTCCCGCTCTGCCTGCTTAGTTTCAAAATGCTTTTGATTAATGGTTTTCTGAATAGCTGCTTGCTTTTTAGCTTCTTCTTCAACTTGTTCATTTGATTCAGCTTGAACTTGCTCTGTAGTTTCCGACTCTACATTAGAATCATTATTTTCGATTACTGGTTGTTCAATTTCTGACTCAATAGTATCGTTTTGCGGAGATTCACTCATGATTTACGCCCTTAAAAGGTATAGTCTTTCGACAGTGCCAGCAATTAAAGGTTTGCTGTAGACCTTGTTATATTATACGGTGTTTGCTATATTGATTGCAGATAGGCGATTAAGCTATAGGCTAAAGGTGATATATGTTTACAAAGTTGATATATGATAGGGGCTACACAGTAAAAGAAGCGTGTGAAGTATGGGGTATTCGTTATGATGTGTGGCGCAGAAAATGCCGTAACCCTAAATTAAAAGCACAATTACTGTGTATGTGCCGCGGATTAGAATTAAAGGAGTGTGAGTAATGAAAGCTAATATACCTATGACGCCTCGATGTATTGCTGCGTTGGTCGGGTACCTAATCGACCATGATGATGATATAAAGGTGGGGATTAATGATTTTGACGATCTAAGGATTGTTTATAATGAGCTAATAGCTGATGTTGATCCTAACGGGCTTATTGGTTGGGAAGATATGACTGATTGCGAAAGAAGATCATTCAAGGAAAATAAATAATGAATAAATATACAAGAAAGCAAATTAACATCAAGCCACAATTGCACAGTAAACAGTTTGTAACATGGGAGGATGCTAATACAGCTATGATGCAATTAGCCGCTGCCGCTGTCAGTGTCGGAGCAGATGAAGATAAACTGATTGAGTTTTTAAACAAGGGTAATAATGATTAAATATCTACCAATATTACTGGTATCAATTAACGTTAATGCGGTAGAGTTCGATATTAAATCATTTCTCGATAAAACCTATGTAAAAATTGGAGTAGGTTATAAGTTTAACGAGACACCTTTATATAATGACGGTGCAAGGTTTAATGAGCCTTTATCAGCACAATTTGAGTTATCGTATCAATGGTCTGATTCTATTACTATAGGTTATCGTCATCGCTCTCAGTGGCTAGCAGGTAATCCAGAGTATTATGTTGATGAGTTGTTTGGTGAATTTAAATTTAGTTTAGGGGGTTTGCTTTGAAAAAGATCAGAAGCTTTAAATGCTCAGAATGTAAAACAAGCTTTGAGCGCATGGTAATAGATAGTGTTTTAATCGTTAACTGTGAATGTAAAGGCTTAGCTAATCGTAAACTATCAGCGCCTAAGTATTCAGGGGTAAGAACTAAGTTTGACTATTAAAAAGAAAGGCTCAATCAAGAGCCTTTTAATAGCATTCAGTTTGTTATTATTGAGACTCTAGTTTAACTATTCTTTCCTCTAACATCTCAAACTCATTATCAACAAATCCGATGCGGTATGAAAGGACCGCACCTAATAGCATTATTATAATACCGATTAGGAGCTTTTCTTTGTCGTTCATATATCTACCTCTCCGCTACAACATAGAAGCTATCAAGCTCGGCAGTTACGTTTCCTGATGAACTATTATTTGTCACCTCTAGGAATATATAATCATTTTGGTCTATTTCAACATGACCAAACAAATTAAAGAACGCTACATTTCTGCCGCCGGATAGATTGTTTACTACTCTAGTTTGAGATTCTATAGTTGATGTTGATGTTGTTGCGAAGTCAAACTTTCTAACCCTTATTTCTACCTCATCATTTTGCGGCCCCTCAAGTATTATATTCATAACGAATAAAAAATCTCTAGGGCTTACACCTAAATTCCTAGCCTGTCCGTTTGTTGGGTTGTCAAAATGAACGATTGATTCAGCATTAAACGTACCAGCCAATACCTCAAATGTACCTTGCGTGTTAATGGTTGTCTCTGACTCTGCCGATATAGAAAGCTTAATTCCTACGAATGTGTTTTTCATCCCTTGGTTTTCAATAAAAGACGAGGCAAGGTCGGACTCTGCAATGTTTGGTGTTATATTTGTGTCTTCTGCGTCTGCTACGCCGTCTCTTGTGATTATGCAACCATCTAATTGTAATGTAGAAGGGTTGGCAAAGTTAGCCGGTGCAAAATCTAAAAACGAAGCGTTAGCGGGTAGGTCAATGTTTTGATTAGATCTAAATCTAGATGCCATAGCAAAGCCAGCACCCGCTTTAAATAAAGAATAAGAGCCATCAACTAAGTTTCTCACTATTGATGTATCTAGAAAATAACCGCCTACCCATGTGCCGACAAGTGTTAACTCAGGAGTACCACCAAAACGACCCGTTCCAACCTCTAGCCCTTGACGGTAATTATCAATAGATCCTAACGACGAACAATCGTTGTAATTTATACGCGAGAATTCAAAAGCATTAAAGCCATTATCGCTTACTATGTTGTAAACTTGTGAACCCGCGCCTGTGACCTCGATCGCGTAATCCTTGCCTAATATATTGCCGCTACCGCTAACAGGCGAAGTAAATAAAGTATAGGCAGCTGCACTCGATGTTAATTTAGATAGATCAAAACTATAGCCTGTTAGAGTTAATCCTCCTTGTGGTATCTCTACCGACTGACTTCCCATATCAATAACGCCATCAAGAAAGTATTCCTTGTTACTGTCTAAAGATCCTGACAGGTCCGAGGCTTGAGTCACTATTACTCTATTTAATAACCCTGAACTACTACCGCTCCCACCATTAGGATCAAAAGGTTTAAATCCACTCATGTTCTTCTCCTAAATGCTGATACATACAAATTAACCTGCCTAGTTTGACCGTCATTGTGAACAACCCTTAATGTGTAGTTAGTGTTAGGCTTAAATATTATCGGATAACCTAAAGTGAATGTTGTTGATTTACCGGTAGCGTTATCACCTACATTTTGAACAGTGGGTAATATCTGTGTGCCTATATCTGAAATAGTCGCATCAACAACTAAACCAGTAACCACAGCAACAAAATCAGAGTTTCTATCATTGTTATAAGCTGTTACAGGAGTACCACCAGTAAATACAGTGTCTTCAAATAAATCAAAAGTTAAATCACCGCTATTACTATTAACAACAGGCGAGTCCATTACTATCTGTTCGCCGTTTGTCGATATGATTAATTCAAAGCCCGATCCGCTTGTTAGTGATTTATTTACACCTACCAGAAAAGTGCCGCCGGTATAAGTTGCGCCTATACCACCACTAGCCATACTTGCGGTTTTTGTTGCTGCTGATTCAGGAGGGCTAAACATTATGCCTCCTCGATATGTAACGTTGTTCCTGCGTGTGCATAAGCCCAAACACCAACAGGAGCAGACGCGCTTGTCATAAAGTTATTTTCAGATACTAGATTAAAACCGCTTGTTAATTCAGGTTGTGCAAGTGATTCGACTAATCGAGCCTCGTTGCCGCCTGTGTTTTGTATGATTAATTGAGTACCTAATGTAATGCCAGTTGCGGCATATAGGTCAACCCATATTTTGGATGGTAATACTACTTGAGGCAATGATGTTGCCATAATTTTAACTCCTAAAAAACGTGCTTCCTTGCACCGTTGGGAAAGTTAAAATTATGTTGGGGTTGGTTTACGTTGGGAGGTTTGGGGCGTTAGCGCTAACTAGGCTTTCCCAACAAAAGCCTAGAATTATTATAACACGTTTATTATTCTTGTGTACCCTCTTGCTTTTTATGGTTGTTTTGATGCTCTGATTGAATCATCTTGCCTGCTTCAATGCTAAATCTTGCCTCAATCTCTCTCATTTTTAATGCAAAATCATCTTCCATCTTGTGAAGCTTTTGGCCTAAATCAACCCAGCCTTGTTCTAGTTTCTCTTGCCCTTGTTGGATTTTAGCAGCATCAACATTGAACTTATCATCTTGGCCCTTTAAGAACTTCTGGGTATCTAAATCAATAACCTTATTCCTTAATTCTAAATCAGCCATTTTGATCTTATTCTCGCTTTGTATTTGAACCTGTTTATTCTGTGCCTCTTGCATATCAGCTTGGCCTTTTAATTCTTCGGCTCTTGCTGCAACCATCATTGGATCTTCTTGTGGTGGCTGTTGTTGCGCCGCTTCTTGTTGAGCTTGAACCTTTTCTTTTTCTTTGTCAGTCCATTGAGACTCAGGTATTAAACCATTATTAAACAGTTGTTCCCTTGCTCGCTCGGCTGCCATATCCATACCTGGTATCTTTAAGTTTTTGAGCCACAAATCTTTATTAAGTGATGCTGTCTCAGGGTCAATCGCTGCCATATCTAAGAATGCTTGTGCAGTTTCTTTTTGCTGACTGTTAAATGCTGGACCTACTTCACAAACCACATCGTATTCACCGATAGATAAGTCATTCAGTGTAATGTTTTTACCTGTTTGTTGGTCTAGTATCGGTTGATTAAGCACTACCATTGAACCAGAACCATCTTCTTCAAGTATTCTAACTTGTCGAGTAGCATCATATACTCTAGGTATGGCGTTAATGATTACTTTACCAGTGTGACAAATAGCAACTTCAAGCGCTTTAAACCATTTGATAGAGCCTATGTTGCCTTGGTCTATTTGATTCTTTCCAGCTATACCTGATTGAGTTGGAGCAGCATTACCTTGTTGAGCTAAGAAGATATTGGCGCTTGAACCTATCATCTGTTGCATGTTACTGATAGTTGTCTGTAACCCTGCACTTGGTTGTGGTCCACCGGTAAATGTAGGCAATAAACTGGGGTTGGCACTGTCTGTATTAAAGATACGAACAGGGGCGCGATCAGTATTCATTTCTGAATAGTCGTTACCCTCTGCCATTTCATCAGTCATCCATACAGTAGGTGCAGGACTTAATGAACCATCTTCAATATCTCGACTCATAGCATAGTTTAATGCGCGTTGTTGGTCGTAAAGATTCTCGATTTTACCGTAGTAAACTGCTTTATTCTCAACGATATCAAAGTTACCGTATACCGGTATAATCGGAATAAAATCAAATACCGTTTCTTTAGGATCATCTAACCATTGAGCACCGTCAAGCATACGAGAATGAACACGCCATGATTTGCGCTTCCTGCGTTTCTCGTTACCTTCTGCATCTTTTTCAATAGTTATGCCTGCTTGTGCTAATTCATCTTGAACCTTTTCAAAATCATCATCAACTTTATATACTGCGCCGTTAGTCATCCGTACTATTTCAATAGTAACCGGCTCTTTATAATATAACTGACCAATAATTACCGACTCAGCTTTATTAAAAAACGCTTCATCTTGTTTATCTTCACTGATTGATTGACCTACAACATCAGGATACTTTTCTTTAAAGTTTGCAGTAGGTATGGCTAGTAATTTAATGGCCCAACTTGCATCACTTCTATCTTGTAATACTGAGTTCAAGTCAAACCATACACTATCAACAGCGCTAGGAATTCTACGAATAAATAAATCTTGGTCGAATGAATCACCATCAACCCAGTCTTGAACTACTTCCCAAGCATCAAAGCCGCCTATTACATTAGAGCGCCCTGCCGCTTGAAATACATTTTCAGCATTGGATATGTTGCGAATATTTCTAATTAAACCATCAAGAGTTTTTGCAGTATCTTCTGAGGACTCACCACCATTAGGGCTGACTCTTAATGTGAAGTCTGATTGATCTATTTCACCGGCTATTTGATCAATGATAGGAGTACACATATCAAAAGTGCCACGGTAGCGACCTTCCATTTTACCAGTGGCGTATGGGTCCCATTGTCCATCACGTTTAGTAATAAACAATTTAGCCTCTCTTGATGCTTCGCGTTGGTCTTGCTCTGCATCTTGTGCTTTTTGGACCATGATCAATACATCAGCATGATCATCAAATTTAATAGTTATCGGCATACTGAATTAAACCTCATTTTAGTTTTCTTGTTTAAGTTAACCGGCTCGGCAAATGTTAATCCACCAGCATCACCGAAGTCAGGACTAAACCCATACTTGGATTTAATCTTATCCTTTGACCATAATACTCGCCTATCGTTTGAATCTCTATCATATGGACTAGCGCATAAGTCAGCCTGTAATTCATCACTATCTGGAATATCAACCGGCAAGCTTTCGTCAACTAGCCAATCAGCCATCTCGCCCCACATTTCATTCCTTTTATTCTTGTACTTCTTAGGTTTCAATGTGCTTGCACCAAAGTATATAGCCTTAACTCTGCCTTTATATCCTAGTTCATGCAACCTATCAACGATATCAACACCACCACCGGCATCAACAAACATCTTATCTGGCTTCTTGCCTGCTATCGGGCAAACGGTATCTAGTATATCAATACAAATAGCTACATTCTTACCTAGTGAGTTACACTGTTCACCTAAAAAGCTTTGCATTTCGTACATCTTGCGACCATGGCGCTTAATAGTAGCGAACCTATCGCCACCTCTTGAGGGATCAACACCTACAATTAATGGACCACTGCCGTTTTCTTTTCTGCTTCTTGCTGACATACAATGATCGGGACTTATTAAACCATCACTACCTGATACTTGAAAAGCCTCAGCCGCGTTCATAGGGTATTCTTGTTTAAATGCTTTTGAACCGTCTATACCGTCAGTTGTTAGTTCAGCTATTTTCATTCTACGCCAGAACATCTGCTCCCTGGTTAACTTGTGCTGATTAAGCAATATCATTTCTTCATCGTCAAATGATACACCATCAGGTAAAGCCTTTTTATATTCAGACTGCCAGAACCAAGGCACAAAGATAGGTATAAATTCACTCAACCCCTTCTCTGCTAGCTTCCATTGTTCGTGAAAGTAATTGCCAACACCATTTGCGGTACTCTCTAAGATTACTTCTGTTCCATCTGCATCAGGTACGGCTTGCATTATTCCTTTTGTGTGCTCGCTTGCGTTTAACCAAAATGACACCTCTGAACCATGAAAGTATTGTATAGTTTGACCTCTACCTACTACCTTGTTTCCTGCTGTACCTATTTTGTAACCTGAATCTAATTTATCAAATTGTAATTCTTTAGCGTTTGCAGCTCCGACTGTTGGCTTAACAAATACCGGTAAGTTTTCATAATAACGCTCAGTCATTTCAAACAGTGCGTTAGTTGATTCGCCATCGTGAGTTAATATAAATGCCCGTACACCTTTATTATGTGTTGTACGCCATATGTATCTACCTTCAACGTATGTACTTGCACCTTGTTGCCTACCTTTAAGAATGATAGCCCTAACTTTGCCAGTGTCTTTTATTTGTTGTTCAATTCTTTTATGAATGTATTGCTGTGCATCATTAAGCACTAAAGGTTGAAGTCCTTCGTTCTTGGTCCTAATCTTTAAACAGTTTCTAGCGTAGAATTCAAAGTCATTCTTTAGCTGTAATCGTTTATCAGTCAAGTGAGTCAATCCATTCTTCGTGTGTTAAGTCTACATTAAGAGATTCAACCTTTTGAGTTGTTACCCTGTCTATTACTTTGTTAGCTGTGTTTAAATCGTCAGAATCTAGGTTGTTGCTTATGATACGCCTAGCTTTCATAGTGGGCGAATTCTTTAGTTTGTTTTTTAGCTCCAGAAACTTAGGGTTGTCTTGGCAGTAGCTATATAGAGTAGATGTACTAATTTCTGCATAACAACAAGCTTCTGTGTCAGTACAACCCCACGTAAACGAATCTTTTAGTAACTGGAGTGTCTTGTCTGTCATTTTTGTAGGCGCGCCGCCCTTATCTTTTGCCATTATTGGTTCCTTAACTCCTAATTAACCCAATTATATCATAAATAAAAAAAGCCCGTAATGGGCTTATACTTAGGGTGGCAACTAGTTAACTTGCCGTTGATTAATAAGCCTTTTTCCTCTTAGGCATTTTAGGTTTATTAATCGGTTTTTTCTTCTTTTCCTGAGTCTTTTTGTTTTTCTCGACTCGTTGACCTCTTTTGTTGTGTGGCATACATCACCCGTTCACTAAGTTTTGAATTTCTTTTAACTCACCTTGCCTACGCGTTAGCTCTTTATTTAACGAGGCTATACGTTCGGCGTTGTCTGTTTGTGATATAGCTAGTTTTAACGTGATAATTCTATCTACGTTGCGTTTTATTTTTTGAGTAGAGTTTGCGTTGAATGTTAAGCCCATAAGTCACCTATGTTAAAGTTGCAGTCATTATGCCGTTAGCGTCAAATGATAAAGCTAAATCATTATTGACTAAGTCTAGTGGTGTTGAGCCATCTGTTGTGGCATCTATTGCTTGCCATGCATTATCTGCAACTGTGTCGTTAATGATTAATATTGTTCTAACGTCAGTAGGGTTCGAGGCATTTTTAACAAAAGTTGCCGGATCATCTGCATCAAACTTAACGTTGGTTGTTACCCTGGTAACAGTAAAATTACTTAATGCGGTTTTAACTATCGTGCCGCCTGTTGTTTCTGTGTATGTTGTCAATACAGGGTTGGTAACATTAACGTCAACAGATGCAAATGTATCAGATAAGAAAACTATACTGTAAGTATCAGTATCAGCGTAATCCCCTTTGTTCATCTTAAAGGGAAAGTCCCTTAAATATTTAGCTGTACCTTGTGCCATGATTATTACCTTACTCTAATGATGTTTGAATTTCTTTTAACTCTGATTATATTTGATTTCCGGCTGACTCTAATTATATTTTTAGGGTTAATAGTTATTGGCCCTTGAAGCACTATTGTAGCATTTAATGAATTGTAAGTATAATTAGTGGCGCTTGCTGTTAATGTGATCTGACCTTGAAGAGCTATATTAACCGGCTCTGCCGTGTAAGTGTAATTAGTAACCTCTAATTCAATACCTATAGCACCCACTAGCTCTATATCTGCATTCTCGGCAGTATATAAGTAATTGGTTAGTGATGCATCTATTGAGACTGTTGCTGTTGTGGTGATGCTTGCGTCTTGCGCTGTGTAGGTGTAATTAGTTGTTGTGACTGAAAGCGCTATTTCCCCAGTCAAATCTATAATTGAATCTTGAGCGTTATAAGAATAATTGGTTGTTGTCGCTGTTATAGTTATACCGCTAGATGTTTCTAAGAAAGCACCTATAAAGCCGCCTGATCCTGTTCCTGCCGTCGCTAATGTGCTGGTTGATTTGGTTCTAAAGTCACCATTTGCAAAGTCTACTAATTCAGCGCTTGTAAAGCCTGTTAACCCTGAAGTACCCGTTGAATCTTCTGATGCACTTGAGTTTATATCTTGTCTTGCTGGTGTGTCGTAATCGTCACCAGTATTATTAAAGGCAAAGTTATCTGTTAATATTTGTATGCCTGAACTATCACTAGCATTATAACCGAGCATAGCAGCGCCAAATGCTATTCCGTTACTAACATTACAACCATCTTCAAACCCTGAATCAATTACACTAGTGCCGCCGCTTGCAACAAAAAACCTTAGGAATGAATTTGGCTGATTAGTCGTTATATCAACACATTTCTCGGTGGCAAATGAATTTATAATTCTAACAAATTCAACTATTGTATTATCAATATTCATTGCTAGAGGTTCTGAAAACTGGCTCACGCCTGTTAATAGCATGTGCCTACAAATAAAATTTTCTGAATTTATTATTAACCTAGTAACTACCGCAAGTGATGATTCGTTAGTACCATCATATTCTACACCAGTAGTGTACATCAACGCGCCTCTTGGTGTTACACCTGATACCGTTGTATTACCTATATTACCTAAGCACGATGCTTCTATTGGGTTTCCTACGCCGTAATCAGTCGATGATTCAGCCGCCCACCATAGCTCGCCCGTTGCATAATCTTCACTGCCGCCGTGATCACCAACTAAGCTTATTTGAGGCATTTAAATGACCTCTACATATTTAATTAAAGTATCGTTATCTGTTGTGATTGTTCCTGTTGATAATAATTCCTGATAAAATGGATCTGTTAAATCTGGTGAGCGTAAACGTTTAATGCCTGTTAATAATTCTTCTTCTAGTGTTTCATCTAAATCAATAACAACAATGCGAACAAAAGTTTCACCAATTTTATTAACTTCTACGCCCTCAAAGGTTGTTACATCTAAAGAGTCGATAACATCACCAATCACCTTATTAATGTTTGGTTTATTTTGTCTGAGTACGATTAGTTTTTTTGTTGTCATTAGTGTGTTTAACCTTTAACCATGTAAGCCATTGATATGCTTACTAACTTGAGCTTATTACATAACCCATAACTGATACAGCTAAGGCAAACATTCCGCAAGCAGTAGCTATAATGGCTTTTCTATAATACTCAACCTCTTTAATTATCGGCTTAATTGCCGCTAATTCATTTGTATTTGTTGCTATTTGGTCTTGTAGCTTATCAACCTTTCTAGTCAATATTAGTGATGTTTTACTATTTTCATTATGACTTATTGTGTTTTTAGCCATCTCAATAGTTAGGTTATTAATGCCATCAACCATACCGTCAATCTTTGCAAACAAACTTTTGAAATTCTCAAAACCTATTTTTAGCGTATTGATTTGATCTTTGTTTTCGCCCGTTTGTTTCTCTAATTGCTCTAGTTTTTTTTGTTGCATTTCGCACCTTTACCGCACTGTAAAATAGGAATAAAGCGCCAAGCATCAAGGTAATGATTAACGCGCTCAATAAATATACGTGATCCACGATGCTTCCTTTTTATTATGTGATCCATTCCAATGAAAACAACAAATAAATCAACGTATACGCTTATGTTTTGAATGTTTTGAACTTTATTATATACTATTAGCAAGGCATTTGTCTCTAGCAGTTGAAATATTGATGATATACCATCTAGAGACATAGCAATTAATAACCATACAGCATATAAGCCCGCTGAATTATTACCACCTATAAACAAGGTTAATGACCCTATAAAAACAATTAATGTAAGTGCGAACTGTATTAAATACCACAAGGAAAATTTATCAAAGGTAAGCATAGTGAAATTATCAAGTAAGCCAAAGTAAGACCAATCAAGTAAAATATAAAAGACGTAATAGCAAGAAACTAAAACGCCAATACTCTTGTCTTTAGCTGAATACGTTAAACATGCGATAATTTGCAACACAAATAAATTAATAATAATAAATGAATTAGCATACAAAAAATCAATCACAATGAATAACATAACCTATCTCTTTTTAGTTCCGCCGCCGGTTCTTTTTCTTGGCATGGTAGTGTCTCCATCATTAAAGTTGAACTACATTTTACCTTAGAATTCTTCTTTTTGCGATCTTGACGTGATAGCCGTTTAAATTTAACCATTAGCCGCGCCATCTTGCTTTAGTTTTTCTGACATCAATATGCGTAAATCCTTTATATAATCCTATGCCATAACTGTTTGGCATGAATGAATCTAAGAACCTATACACCGCATAAGGAGCAACACCTTTTACAACTATGTCAGCAGCAATACCTTGTTTGTGTTTGCTAGCCCGTGAACCTCCTACTGATTTATTATGTTCTTCACACCGGCAAGCTGAATTGATCTTAACCGCTGCCGTAAAATGACCTCGTACAGTTTCAAGAACTTTTAATAATTCTACATCTACTGTAGAAAATCCACACCGGCACTTGCACTCGAACTCGCTGCGGCTGAAATTTTTACCTATATCACCCATTTTACTTTTCCTTATGATTAGTCTATCTAGGTTAGTTAGTATTGTCGTTTTGAATTCAATCAAGAAGGTCGCCTATCTCGCCACGCAACAAGGCCAATTCGCACTTTATATCAACAAGCGCTGAGTATTTATTTGTTATGACATCATCACCTAATAACCTCTTTGCTTTAGTTAAAGTCTCTAAATCTTTACTTATTGCTTCACTTCTTTTAGATATCAATGCAATAACCTTCTTTAGTTCCACCTTCATTGTTTCTCTACCTTATTAATTAATTACCATCAAATCCACGAATATTATCTAACGGCAACCATCTGCCCTTATGATTAACCATACACCCACCGATAATAGTATATTCAACACCATCAAAGGATCGGCCCTTAGTTAAGCATGACTTTTCACTCATCCAAACTGCGGCCAATACGATTAAAACAATAATCCAAACCATTAAAAACCCTTCTTTAAATTCTGCATTACTCACCTCTAGTTATTGCAGGTAGTTAATACCTGCATGTTGATTTAAACTTAGTTATGTCCTAGCGCTGCAACAGAATCGTTATTATTTAGTGTTTGTCTATATCCAGAATAATAACCTTCAGCCTTTGCTATCCGAGTTCGTAAGATGCCAGATAAATTACTCATGCAATAAAGCTGCTCAGTTAAATCACTTTGATCATCTATTGTTAATTTGTAAAAAGGTGCTGTTTTATTGAACTTGGTTAGCTTCTCAAGTCTTACTTCTAACTCTTTCGACTCTTCTTTTAATCTACTTAAAAAATCACTCATGGTATTTATCCTTATTGGTTGTTAAAGCCATTTTGCTGACCTTGTTGTTGTGGTGGCACTTGCTGTCCTTGTTGACCGTTAAAGCCGCCGTTTTGTTGTTGTCCTTGTTGCTGTTGGTAGCCACCTTGTTGAGGTGCTGACTGTTGGTTGTTATTCTGCATCTGCTCATCAATGATTGAAATCATAACCATATCACTGAGCTTTTCACCCTTATTGGCGGCTAGTACGTTTTGTTTAACAAGCAATCCAGCTAGAGACACTTCAGGGTTTAATAGCATATACTCTTTACCCTTAGCGCTTACACCTATAATTCCAACATTCGACCAGTCTGCTTTTTGTTGACCGCTTTGCTTGTCTGTGTATTCGCCTACTACTGCTGATAATCTTTTCATTTTTATTTCCTATTGGTTATTTTCTAATTGTATTGGTTTAATTGTAAAATGTTGTTTCATGCCTCGTCTAACTGTTAATGATATTGTTGCAGTGCTGGTAATATGTGATACTGCATCAACTCTAATTCCCCCTATATTTTTTTGTTTTCCAAAACTTACTGATGCATCTATATATAAATTCATCCACCTGTTAGCCCATTGATTGCCATCTAAACCCCATAAAGCTATCAATATGCGCCTTACTGTAAGGCATGGCTTGAACGGCTTGTTTTCGCACCCGTAATAATAAATATGAACTGATTGCTTAGGGTCGTTTGTTAGTGTTACACCTTCAACCTGTATCATCATTGGTCCAGTAACCATGTCATCAACATTCAATTGATCCGACTTCGCTTTTATAGTTCCTGATAAATCTAAAACTTCCATGTTATTTATCCTCCGGTGCAAAGGTAACTTCTATATCATCAACAAAATCTTCTTCAAAATTTGATTTAAAGTTAAAGCTTTCAGAGTGGATCCAATCATTATTATCAGTGCAGCGTTTGAACTTTTCAACGTTAGATCTATGTCTATCCCAAAAACCCATTTCAACAAGTTCGCCCCTAGATATTTGAAACACTCCAACAGGGTAGCGACCTAATTTAATGCTCTTCTGAACAACCAAGAACACAAAGCTTTCAATAGTCGTATTGTAATGCTGTTCTAAAACGTCAGTGTAAAAACTCGCTTGGTGGCCATAGTTAAATTTAAATAACGGGTTTATCCATTCTTTATCACTGCGCCAATCATCAAGGCTCATGGTCGTTTTAACATCAATGATAATACCGTTAGACTCCACAGCGTCTTTATCTGGGCGAATCTTCAAGTTAACACCCGTTAGCTTATCTTTTACGAATACTGATGATTCACAATCACCAGTAAGCTTTAACAGGCCACTCGCTGAAGGATGTGCAAATACAGATTTAGCCATTAACTCTATATGATCAAACTCTTCCTGAGTTATTATAATTTTACCTTTATTTTCTTCTTGCTCGTCTTGAAACTTTTTAGTTGTTCGGCCCTTTACGCTTGATACAAAAATAGTACCCTCGTATTTTTCAGGCTCAAGTAAGCGGCAATGCAGCGCTGTGCCGATATCCATTGTGTTGGCCTTGCGGTTATCTCTTGGTGCTGATTTTGACCAAATAAAGTCACTAGGATTGCATTCAATCATCATGGCATCACTATTAGCCAAGGCATCAGCTGCCCTATAAACCGTATCACTTAAAAAATGCTTACCTTTGAATTCACTCATTATCCTTCACCTAAAGTTATTTTATCTCTAGCGTTATCAATAGCGCCTTTAATTTCGTTTACCGTGTAGTTGTGAGTGAGTATTTCCATCATCAACTCACTTAGTGCTAGCAATCTGCCGCCCTCTATACCTAATTTGTATCTATCGACTAACAGTTTATCTTCCATGCTTAATATGTCATCTGTGTATTTACTCATTGTAATCACCTTGTTTGTTTAATCTGTATTGGTGTGCCGACTAGGATTCGAACCTAGACTTGTACGCTAGCGCGCTCCTCTGCACAGTTGGGATACCGACACACTAATACAGACTATTTAAAATTAAACGATTGCTTATGTATTTTATTGTTAGCCGAGAATCATTTTCCGCTACTACCCAAAAAGCCCTCGAATATGTGAGGGCATTTCTATGTCGAGTATCCGTTAAGTTAGTCCATGATGATTGCCCTCGGTTGTTTTAAATCTTAATTCCTGTCTGCCCAATAACAATAGCACACTGATTTCATTCTGCAAGCTTATTTCATATTATTTTACACATTGCTTTTCATATGATAATGAATTACTATTAAGGCAACTTAAACAAACAGGTAATAAATATGTCAATAACAACCGTACAGCTACACAAATTAACACGAGCCAAACTGAAGGAAATTTCAGACCTTTATAAAGAGGAAGGCACACTGCCTAATAAGCAAATTGAGATACTCACCGACTTAATCAATAAACTACATAAAAAGGTAATCAAATAATGAACGATAAAATTTACGCAACAGAACATTACCAAGAATCACTAAGGCAAATTATTTGCGAGTTAGAAAATGAACAGCCTTGTGGATTATCTTTTAATGAAATGATGAAGGAGTTTTTATAATGAAAGCTTTATATAACCGTATTACAAGAGCAGTTAACGTATTTTTACAATGTGATGATGAGAGTATTAGCTATGAGTAACATGACAGATACTAAATTTACAAAAGGTGAGTGGCTTATAGTTGACTCAACAGATCAAAGTTTAAGTATATGGGCTAGCGAGTCAGAATGTATAACCACAATAAACTATAGCTTTTGGGATGAAACTTATAAAGCTGAATTAAAAGCCAACGCACACTTAATAGCCTCTGCTCCTGCTATGTATAAACTATTGGATGAATTAAAGCGACATATGGATTTAGAGTACAGCGCCTCCCCTGATGAATGGATTGATGACATTAATAAAATACTATCTAAAGCTAAAGGAGAATAAAAATGATTAATAACTGTGATGTATGTAACAAATATCCGAATACCGATAATCTAATCAGCTGTCAGACTGAAACTTGTCCTGAGTTCGGGCGTGAACATCTTGTTTATGATTGGCAGATTGACCAGGGTAATGATATTGATGCGCTAACTAAATTGGTTGATGATAGTTAATTGGTTACTGGATATAATAAAACCACCTTGATTGAGTGGTTTTTTATTGCCTATTTTCCACCAAGATATTTGCTCGGTATCGTGTAGCCGTTCATCAATAACCCATGTTCAATGTATTTCCTCATTGTTTTTGAGTTCTTAATCAACGGCATT